GATGTTCGCCTAGAGGACTTCGCACGATTCCTCAGGACCAACACTCTCCCTTCGGACGGTTTCGAGATTTCTTTCGAAACTTTCAACGGCGTTGCTTACACTCGCGTCACGTATTACGACGAAGGATTCGGACGTGTCATCGACGCCGATTTCAATTTCGACATCACAGATTCTTTCCTCGATTCGGCGGTCAACCCCCCTGTCGGACGCGATGAGTACGACGACGCCGCCATATGGCTCTCAGCAGCCGTGTACGCCGATCTCACAGCCAACCGCTCCTACATCAAGAGGTGACACTATGGAAGAACTTACAACGCCCGATATGCCCATACAGCACCTCACACGCCCGCCGGAGGACCGGCTCAGGCAAATCTTCAACCAGGCCGAACCGTGCGAGATCGAGGGCGCGACATTCATGATCTACACGGAAGAGAACGTCGTTGAACTTTTAGTGTCGTTCAACGACGCCGACGGGCAAATTAAGGCAACGAACCTCCGCTTCGCCGTCGAACCTGCCTATTTGTGGGCGGCGTTCCAAACTGACTGCCGCTTGAAGATGATCCAGGCATATGGCGAATTCACGAGTCGCATGGTCGCTGAGGCCATCGACGACCACATCAAAAGGATTCGCCGTGCAACGCTGAAAGGACGTTCCAAATGAACATTGACGAACGACTGTTCGAGGTCCTCGACCGTTGCGCGCCGTCACAGGCGTTAAGTTTCCACTACGTCGTCGATAGCGGCGTTGTAGGATTCTCAGCAGCATTCTACAATTACGCCAACGAGCGAACAACCGTCGATGGAAAGCTCGCGTTTTACGATGGAAAGATTCATCCAACGTTTCCATCGTCTTTCGGACCGATCGACGTGAGCCGTGACGACGCTCCGGCCCTGCTTTCCCAAATGGTCGATCGTTTTATTTCAGCTCGCGACGCCGCCTCTATGGCACAGGAACACAACAGAAAGGCGCAATCATGACAGGCGAAGCCACTCCTTGCGAACTCCTCGTCCAAACGACGGGAGGGCCGATGACGCCGGCGACGTTTTTGAAGGAAGTTTTCGAAAACGTGTGGCCCGACGATGCCGACATGTTCGAGTTTTCATTGAAGACCGACACGACGCTAGAATGCTCAGTAACGTACGTCGTCGAACCGTTCGGCATCGTTAAAACAATCGACTACGAAGCCCTGCTTGACCCTGACAGGCTGGAGGTGACGTGCGGCGACGTGTTTTCAATCGCCGGCGTCGTCAACGTCTACGAGCTTGCAGAGAGCATAAGCAACGCTCTGTACGCCGATTTTGTGTACGAGACGATCCTATGAGCGCTTCAATGTTTTTTGGCCGTCTTGCCTATGAGTGCAGACGCTTGGGCTTAGGCCTTCGCTGGCCGTGCATCATGCTCCGCGATTGCACCGGGTATCTCGAGGCCGACGCTCACGGGAAAATCATTCCCATTCACATCGCCCAGCACGAAAAGTACGCCGTGGCGATTCTGCCCGACGGCGAACGGTATCTTCCCAACGATGTCGTCAAGCAATGCAAAGGAATTGCACTAGCTGTGAAGGAGAATCTATGACACCCCAAGAAATCGCCAAAATCCTCAACGTCATGACGAGGATTGATGCGATGACGCTCACGAAGACGGCAGCTTCGGTCAAGGGCGCTGTCAATAACGTTGCGGTCGAGTTGTACAAGGAGGAGTCGATCAACCTCAAATTGTCGACGGTCTCCAAAACGTGCGACAACGTTGATCAGGTCATGGTGCATTTGTCGAGGGCGCAAGAACTCTCCTACAACCCGTCTGGCATTGAGGACATTCAATCGATGCTCTCAAAGTATTTCTCCGGCGCTTCGGCGCAGGTGCAGGGCTCGATCGTCTATATTCAGGGAGCGGCAAATCTCTTGTCGTTCAACTACAAGGTGTGGATGTCCGCATCCGGCGTCATCGAAACGAACTCCAAATGGGACATTTACAATATGTTGGTTTCGAGGGGGTTTGCTGAGAATGCTTGATATACCGCCGAAGAAGGCACACCAGAAACTCGTCCGCGAGGTGCGTAAAGAGGGGTTTGACACGAGGCCGGTCGCTCATGGCCAGAAAGGCCGATGCATTTTCAGATCGATTTTCACAGCCGACGGCGTTCTTGTCACCGTCGAGTGGTGGATGGACGGTCAGGTGAAGGCCTATACGAAAGATTATGGGTTGCATCGCCGCACGTGTTCGACTAGTATGATGCTTGTTCATGCGGTTCAATTGACGAAGAGACTCGTGGACGCATACAAGTAAATCATGTGGGAGTGCGCATCAATGGAAACGCCCCAAGGAGCAATCCTTGGGGCGTTTCACGTGAAACGATTACTTGGCGTCGTGGTAGAGGTTTTCAAGCTGGGGCTTGAACAGTCCGTAGACGGCCTGGCCGACGGCGAGAATGCCGGCGAGGTGTGCGCCGACGGCTTCCCACGTCCCCGGGAACAGGTCGAAGACGTATCCGATGACGGTCAGGACGGCGACGACGCCGAGATAGAGGAAATACTTGGTCCGCCCGGACAGCTTGAAGGAGCTGAGGGCGGCGGTGAAGACGCTGGCGACGAGGCCAGCGAAGGCGATGAAACTCACGCGTTTTCCTTTCCGGTAAGATCCCCGACGGGCGGGGCGATTTTGTTTGCAACGGCGTCGAGCTGCTGGGTGACTTTCCACAGCGTTTCGGCGATTTGGGTAAGGGAGGGGATGGCTACGACGTCGGCGAATTCGACGAGGTGCGCCAGCTGGCCCTTTTCTAGCTTGTTCAATTCTTGCTCCTCCTCGTTTTGATCATCTTGTATTGTAGCATGGTCGCCATCTCCGTAGATGAAGCGGCGAACCTGAACAATTGTAGCAGAACCAGTCAAACTACGATCATACAGATCATGGATTTGCGGTCCCGGACCAGGACCGCCGTGGCCGATCGTCACGTGACGACCGCCGATGACGCCGACGTACATCTCCACATGGGAAACGCGTCCGCCGAACACGGACGGCCACCCCATACACAGCACGTCGGCGGGCTTGAGCAGCGAAACGTCGATCTGGCGAATCGATCTCCCCGCGGCGACGCCGACGCCGCGAACGGCCATGTTGAACGACCGCTCGCCGCACCAAATGCCAACTTTCGAATAGGCAGCGTTGATGACGGACGAGCAGTCACCCCACCCGTATTTCACGGGATTTTCCCGACGGCGGTCGTTCGTGTAGCGGAAACGCCCTCGCCACGCGAGCATTTGCTGCACGACGATCTGCCGCTTTTCGTCATTGCTTGTCATTTTTAATATCCTTCACGTCATTTTCAATAACAGCAATTTTACTTTCCAACGTTTCAAGACGCTTCATGACGCCGGGCCGTTCGGGGACGCCGGGGCGCTCGGGCTCGCCCATGAAGTCGTCGAGAAAGTTGGACAGCTTCCGGAAAATGGGCCACATTTTTAAGACGAGACCCCCCAGAAAACCTATAGCCCCAACAACGAGAGGCGTTATCGTGTCAACAGTCAATTTTACCATCTCCTAAAAACGTTGACGAACACATTTCGGGTGTGAACGTCTGAGAATGCCATCATGCCATGGTTGTAGCTCGATCGCAGCATCTGCATAAGTCTGTCATTCCATAGCATGAGAATATTGTCACCCGTGCAACGCGAAGGATCGGTGACAAAAGCCGGCAAACCCTTCGTCGCCTTCTGTGTAACATACCAATCCTGCCCTGACGGCGACGACCAAAAATACAATGCGACGCCGCGCATCTCCAACGACCACTTCGGCGAAAACGACGGAGGCTTCTTGCCCACCATAAGACCCTCAGCATCCGAAAAATGATTGTCCATGGCATACTGCGCATACTCAGGCGTGACGTCCCTCAAGAACTGCGCAAACCGCGTTTTCGAAACTTCACGGTTGAAGTCTTTTGCCTCGCATAGATGAACGGCGACAAAACCCTTCGAATACCGTGCGAGCTCTTTGTCCGGCTTGACGTCGAGCTGCAGGAAATAAGGGTTCGTGATCCGCACAGCGTTTGCCAGAAAATACACTTTCACACGATCGTTATACCTGTCAACCGTGTTGTAAAAATTGACGAACACTTCAAATTCGTTGGGAAGGTACCGTGCATACCCCTTCTCGACAATAAATTCGTCAAAAATTATTTTGTCCACGTCGGAAAAAGAAACAGACTTCGTTGTCTGGGCGACAGACAACGACAAAAAATACCCCATCGTCAACCACTTGTCGGCGATCTTGCATTGAGCCTCATGACCGTTGACACGGAACTCAATCTCAGGCCACTCGTGAGAAATATCGTTGAAAAACGTTGAGACAGCCTTAAGCTCAGTCTTCGTCCGACGCAGGTAAATGAATTGGCGACCGTTTCTCAGAAAATTTTTAATACACTTCTTTTTCGCACCATACGTTTTGCCGTTGCCTCGAACAGACACAATAAAATTGAACACCGCGTTGAGCGAGTCAATCTTATCGTACGAATAGAAAACGCCCTTGTCGATCATAGAAACCTCCGAACCGTCCACACCGTGGCAGACCCAAGATAGCCCCTTCCAACGATGCGGTTGTGAGTCGGGCCCTTCTGATGCCCAGACGCCCCGCCCCCATGGCCCCACGACCACCCATCGCCAGCGTACAATTCAACATGGCTGATTCCGTTCGACGCATACGATCGAGCATACGACAACCCCATGCACACAACGTCTCCCGGCCTCCACAACGACAAATCCCAACCCCTCGGGCCCCTGCCCGACTGCACTTCTCGACCGCGCCGGGCAATCTCGAAACTGCGGCCGCCAATGTCAATGCCGGCGACGTCAAGATACGCCCTCCGAATCGTACTCGAACAATCCCCATACCCGGTCCGGTCCGGATCCCACCTGGCCGGCCCGTTCGTGTAGCCGAACTTTCCGGCGCGCGACGCCATCCACTGAACAATGCGCGCAGCTTTCGACCCGTCGCCAGGAGCGTCCGGCGCAGGCGTCACCCCCGTCGCCCCCGGCGTCGAAGGAACAATCGCACCCAGAGAAGGCAAAGACGTTACGTACAACCCGTTCTGCAAATTCGCAAAATACGACTTTCCATCACGCGTCTGCACGCGAAGACGGTCTCCAATCGGCTGAATGTAAGAGACCGACGCGTCCTGCCGCTGGAGAACGTCCGGGATGCCGTCGCCGTTCGCGTCCCCGGCGGCCGGGTTGTCGGCGTCCGAGCCCCCAGGGGAGGGCGACTGCGCTCCAGGGTTGAGCTTTACGTTGCCCGGATTCATACTTTTCACAATTCCATAGGCCGTGTTGATCCGACTCCTATATTTTCCAAGAACGGGTTCGTTGAGGCACGCCGCCCGGTAGCGGTCCACCGACGACGACCCTCCGACGGCGTTGAGCACGCGAAGCGCCCGCCGAGGCGATTGATGATATTCAACGCAAAACAAAATATATGTCTGAGTATTCGACTCGCGAGACAGGCCGGCGCGGCCGGCGATCGACGCGTAGCCCTCAAGGTCGTCGAGCGCCTGCTGAACCTGCACCGAGGCGTTCGCCGACAGCGCAGGCTTCAAACTCTGACCCTCGGCACGCGTCAAATAACGGCCAGACCACCACGAGTCGGCGTGCGAGCCGTTGAGATCGTGCGTGAGGGATGCGGCGACCCCGGCGAAAGAGCCGGGGTTCGCCGCCATCATACGCTTCAACAGGTTTTTGGCGCGCGGACCAAACCATTGCATAAAGCCGACCGTGATGGGATCGACGTAGTAGATCGCATCCCAACGGTTTCCGGACTCGACGGTTCCTATAGCATTGATAAGAACCCTTTTGCTTAGATCGTTCCACGCCATGCGAAACCCTTACGCGTCCACGAATGTTGTGTTGACGAACACGTAAGAGGTGTTGCGCGCTACCGTGACGTCGATGTTGCCCGACGCCCTCCACACAACCGTCGCATCCGACACAAACCTTGGCGTGCCCTGATCAATGTACGACGTCGCCGGAATATAGATGTCTCCGCGGGATTTGACGTTGTAAACGTTGCGGTCGGCGTAGGCGACGTTCTCCGTCGTCCCCGGAGTGAACACCTGTCCGCCGTCGATCCGCCCGTTGATGCACACGACCGACCCAGACCTTACAATATTCGCGACGGAGTTGGCGATGAACCGGCCGGCGAAATTGATTTTCTTCGTCGTCACAGCCTCGACACTTGCAGGATTCCAGGACGCTCCGTTGTGCACCCAGAACTTAGAGCCTCCGACGACGGCCACACTGCCTTCGACCTTCTTCCCCGAAGAGTTGAGGAGGTTCGTCAGAGTCACAAGGTCTTGCTCTGTCGCCACCGAGAAAACGGCGTCGCCGACGCGCACATAGTCGAAAGCGGCGTCGGCCTTCGTCAAGTATTGGTTCGGATCGAACGTCTGCACCTTCGCAATCGCGCCTTCGACGCCCGAGAGGCGCACACCATGGTCCTTGACGGTCGAATCGAGTTGATTCGTGAACTGCGTGAGCGAGTGGACCGTTCCCGAAACGGAATCGTCAATCTCTTTCTTCACCTTGTCGAACTTGGCGTCCACACGCTGCTCAACCGCCTTCTGGGCGGCTTTGTATTCTTCGTTGACGCGGTTCGCCACAGCCGAGGCATTCGTGGCAGACGTTTTCACATCCACCATAGCGTCGTCGATCTTTTTGAGGTCCCCGTTGAGGTCTCCCATAGAGAAACGGTCGCCGGCCTGCCACTGGTCGAGCTGGAATCCGGCTGTCTTCTTGCTGCTGGGCATTTTCAGTTCCAATCTGGCCTGGGGCCGGTAGAGTCCGAATTGTTGACGTTTGTAATGTTCGTTGACAGTGTATCACGCTCACGCTCCATTTTTTCGACTGGCACGTCGTGCATGTCGGCCGCGAACGGGCCATGGATGTCAAGCGCCGAATACAGAGAATCCACGAGGCCCTGCAAATGCTTTTCCTCTCCGGAGACCGGATCAACGGCCACACCGTCTGCCGCGCCTTCCAAAATGAATTGGTAGAGCTCTTTGATCTGGCCTCCAACCTCGCGGCGGATGAGCGCAAGCGCCGACTCCAGCTGGGCTGTCACGTCTTGCCGTATCACGGAGTTGAATTTCTCAACTTCACGGATGCGCTGCTCGAAGCCGTCAACCTGATCCTTCAGGTCGCGAATCACTTCGAGCATCGTCACCTTGTCGGTGTAGTTGAGGGGAACGTTGTTCGAAATCGATCCCGTATTATATAATGCCATTGAAACTCCTAAAAGGATAATAACCCATGCGGGCCCCGTCGAAAGTCAACGGTTTGCCAAAATACCCGTCGAACGAGTAGTCGATCCCATAGAAAAGATCCTCCAACTCCCCAATCACCATAAGATCGACGTTGTAAAACACATCCCCCAAACGAGCGAGAATGTCTGCGTACGGCACCGTGCGGCCCGTCGTCCGCGAGAGAGACTCGCCGTCGGCCTTGTTTGACGACGCAGAGTTCGACCCACCCTCGCTGTTCTCCTCCGACGACGTTGAACCGTGCGTCGTCGAAGCGTTGACGCCGGTCCCGTATAAACCGTCAGGGTTCGCTTCATAATCATTCGGATACGTCGATTGGGACGCTTTCGCATCCGAGGAGTTCTGGGACGTTCCACGTGAAACGTTGCGCGTGTCGGCCGACTGAGTTCCACTAGACGACTGCTTCGACGAGCCCGTCGTCGTCGTGTCCACGGTCGAAAAAATGTCGATCTCACGCATCGTCGCAGTGTAAAGCTTATTGTAGTACGGCATGATTTCGTTCATTTTCACGTTCAAGCGATACGCGAAAATCTCGGGCGTTTCATGAGCAATCTCACGCAGCATGTAATGCTCAACAATTTTCCCGTTGAGGAGCGGGCGGTAGCCCTCGTCGAAAATTGGGTACGACTCCAAACCGAAATCGAAACCGTGTTCGACGAGCGTTTTCACCATAACCGTGTTAAAGCTCATCGCGACCCTCCTCTTCCTCGACAGCCTCGTCTTCTATTGTATCGTCTTGCGAGTCGTCCTGGAACACCACCTCGATATTCGTCCCGAACAACTCATTGCATCGCTGCGCGCCAGCCTGGCGGGCGCGCAGCGCCGACGTCCGCGACACCTTGATCTGGTGATCGACAGAATCCACTTCGTTCACGATAAGACGTTCCTTCTTCGTCGTATTCGCAGACTTGATTCCAAGCATCGTCATAGCCTCGTTCCACAAACGGCCGCGCGCCTCGATGACGTCGAGAATGTCCTCCCCTTTGACGCCTGTCGAAAAAGCAGTGATCTGCGACGATATCTGCTCATGCATCATTTTCTTGAACGTGAACAGGACGGGAGCCCCGTCCACAACCTGCTCGTAAGCTTTCCTCAGCGACGGCATCGTGTCCTCGTCGCCGGCGACGATGAAGGGGTGCCGCAAGTTAAGGGCGTTGACGTCGATCGTACGGTCGAGCTCGAAGATTCTGTTGGCGTAATGGGCGATCGCCACCATGTCGGGAATGCGCGTCTCGTTGCAGAATGTTATTGCAATGTCTTTCGCGTCGGCCATGAAATTGACAATCGCACCGGCTCCCTGCACCTGCACCCTTGTGGGATCGTAGTACATGTTGTACATTCCAACATTTGAGCATGGCAGGAAAACCAAATTGCCGGACGTTGGTTCGATGCAGAAAGCGCCCATCGTAGAGTTGAGCAGCGTGTACTCCAACGCCCGAACAGGTATTGTTTCGGGAAGATTTCGCCAATCGAAGCGGGCCATGGCCATCTCAACGAACTTAGTGGCAACGATGTTTGTGCCAAAGTCGCGGGAATTGTATGTCTGATTGACGTCAAAGCCCAAGTTCGCCGCCGTCCAGTCAGCGTTGCGTTGACGCTTGCTCATATGACATACCCCTCTATCGGTTTGTTGTCGGCCGGGTCGAGAAGGCCGATGTCTGTCGCATGACGCCACACCGTCACACCCGACTCAAAAATACCACGAATCGTGTCTCGGAACAACGACGGTATAGGACAGTCATACAATTGAACGTCTTGACATTTCCAATACGTCATTTTCGTCATGCAGAGAAAGTCTTTCGGCATTTTGCCGACCCACCTATTAACCGTGTAGCCATACCTCAGCCAATATTCGCCGATGTACTCCCGCATCTGAGGAGTGCATGTTTTTATCTTGGCGTGAACGCGGAAGCCATACACCATGGCGTTGAGGAGATTCCCGCCGAACTGCCCGTTGACAGACGGTTGGAGCATTTTCGCATCCTGCACTTTGGCGTTCGTTGCGGCGATCGCGTTCGCGTAATCGCCTTTCGCTGCAAATTTAGCGTAATTGTAGTTCAAGTCGGCATTCTGCATAGACGTCTTGTATGAATTCATCGCCATCTGCGAAGACGTGCCCATGTTGAGCGCCGTAGAGGCGTTCCGGGCCGAAATGTCCGTTGCAAGATCGGCCCGACGCTGCATTTGATTGACCGTTTGCCCAAAAGCCGACGAGGCGAAACCCATGAAGGCCCCGCCTACACCGCCGCTCGCGAGACCCCCGATTGTCGATGACACGACGTTGCCGCCAGCGCCAATGAGACTATTGTCAACATGCCCAATCGCCGCCTTGTTGGCGATTGTCGCCTGACCGGCCATATTGGCCGTCGCGAGACCGTTGTTCGTCAGTCCAAGCGAAGCGTTGTTCGCCGACGTTTCAAACGTCAACTCAGCGGCCCTGAGGGCCTTTTGCTGCGACCAGTCCGCGTTGTCGTACGAAAAAGCTATTTGGTGAGCGTTAGACGCCAAATAGTTAAGGTATGACGACGACGCGACCGGCAGCTGAGGCAGGTCGTAGATACCTGTCTGCACATCGAGAAATTCGCCTTCGGACCGGAAGCCGACGTCCGACTTGTGGACGTCCTTATTGTAGTTCAACGGCGAAATGATGGCCCGTGCGTTGGGCTGGATAGGTTGAAGAGTGTACCTTACAACAAGGTGTTCACCCTCAATCTTTTCAGGTTTGAGAATGAGCGGCGCACCAGAATACGTCGTGATCTCAATGATCGAGTACGGATATGTCGCAAATTTCCACAAGTGAGCGTATCTCTTGTCGTACTTGATTGTCTCCCAACGGAAATCTGGGATAAGGACAATGTCCATCGAAAGGGTGCCGTCGTCGGCAGTGTCAACCGGCGTCGGATTCGGCTTCCAATATATGAAACCATTCTCGTTGTGAGTCTCCCACGCATTCGTGTTGATAAAATTCTTGTTGATCGGAAGCACCGTAATGCTCTGTATGCCTTGAGCGATCCATGGCGTTGTCTCAATTTTTCGGAAAACATACATAAGCACATTAACGTCCATGACGTAACATCCCACGCCGATGGGGACGCCGGACATGTTGGACGCTTGAGGTATCTTCAAGTTGGGGTTAGAGGCGTCCCCGGCGTTTCCGAAAATCTCCGTGGATGACACAATGCAAAAAAGATAATCGTGGTACCCCTTGCCGTTCGACGCCGACGTCGGCGACATCTCCCACGTGCGAAGGACGGTGTACTCGTCGCCGAGATTGAAGCCTTCCGGAGCCGTCAGCCGGTACTGGCCTTGAGCGTAACGCTGGTTGCCGTCGGCGATCCCCGCGTGTCCGCGCTCCAGGAAAAAACGCCCCACCTTCACTTTCGAAATATAAGTCTGCCACACGTCCAACTGGAGATAAATGTTTGACGACGAGGCCGTCGCGTATTCGACGTGCGTAATAAAATATTTGTAAACAAAACGCTCGTCGCCGGGAACGTTGACGCCCCTGTGCTCGACGACGAGGTAATTGTATTTCTGAGCCTCTGGAACTGTAATCGACAACTGAACAGGCTCGCCTGGACGGATGTCCACGGTGCGCTTGATCCGCACCGTCGAATGGTGGACGTTCGAGCGTAGATACGCCAAAAGAGCATCGTCGCTCAAGTTGACGACGTTGCGATACTGCGGGTCCCATTGCACGTTGCCGAGCGTTACAACAGCGTTGGACTGCCACCTTGAATAGTCATAATTGACGGGCATAAATTTCTCCTAGAGGTTGGCCGCCCGTTTCACGTGAAACGGGCGGCCCGGCGAAGAAAGGACGTGAGTCCAGTCTATCACTCCTTGTGCTTGAGCACCTTGCCACCGTCCCTCGAGCCGTCGTTGACGTACTCGCCGGTCAACTTAAGTTTCGTCTGGTTGACGACGGAGCCGACCCGGTTCTCAACGACAAGCTCATCGGCTGACTCGTACGGGGAAACGATGAGCATGTCGCCCTTCGTCAGCCGGGTGCGCGGATGGTGCGGCTGAAGAAGCGTCGTCGAATACGGCGCAGTCGAGTTATCCACCGTGACGACAAGCTCATACGTGTCGCCCGACTTTCCTTCCGCAACGTCCTTGCCGTCGTCGTCCACAAACTTCGACGAAATGGAAATCGCCTTCGGCTCGACCATCGTGATCGAGTCCTCCTTCGCGCCGAACGCCAGCGTATTGGCCAGATGCGACAAGCCGGCGAGCTGATCGACCTGAAGGAAATGGTTCGTGTAGGACGAACCCGCGTTCTTCTGGGACTCAACGGCGAAATACGTGTCGGCGACCACAAAAAGATCCGTCGTCGTCACAAGCGCCTCAATCCCCGGGGCCATATACTCCCTAGGAATCGTCAAAATGCGTCCCTTTGCTTCCTTGAGGTCGAGGTTAAACGCCGCGGCGAGAGCGACGACATCCATCGTGGCCTTCAACTCGGGAGTCATGAAAATGATGACGTCCTCGGGGAGGGCGAACATCTCGACACGGCCCTTGTTGTAAAGCGGAGAGGCAACCCTCCAATTGTCCACCGTGGCGCGAATGTCCACAAGCAGAGAATCCAGCTTGCCGGAATCGGCGCGCAGCTCGTTCAAAGGGGCACACTTCTTGTAAGAGAAGAAATTAAAATTGTCTGCCTCTCGGAGGAGATTTGTCATGAGCGTATACTCGTCCAAATTGGCCCCGTTGGTCATCGACGCCATAGTCTCGGAGACAAGATCGTAAATCCCGTTCTCGGACTCGACGGCTCGGGCGAGAACGCGCATGTCCGTCGTCGCATCGTAGGAGTCCTGACGAACGACGTTGAAAAAATTGCTGTACCCGTCGATGTTTTTGATGCCGAACAGCACCTTCTCTCCGACTTCCTTGTTGTACTTGTTCGAGCGCGCCTTCGCATAGCGAATGGCGTGCTCTTCCAACGTCGAACCGGTCCGCATGGCGGGACGCTTGAGGAAACGCAGGGGATTCTCCCAAATTTGGGATTTTGCTATAGATCCTCCGATGCGGTTGAAAAGAAAATAGGCGAACTCATTGAAGGCCGGCGTGTCGGTCAGGGAATCCCTGAAAGACTCCTGCATTGCCGACTTCGTTTCCGTCGTCAGGCGGGATGCGTAGCTGGGACTCATCTCACGTTTGACGGCTTCGATGATCTCCTTGTTGGTGTATCGCTTGTTGGGCATATTGTCTCCTATCGCCCGTTAATGATGTCGTCAAGAGTCAGTGTATCACGAACTTGACTTTCGGTGGCCGTCTGCGACGGGGAGGGGAGGGATTGCAGCAAATCGTAATTTTTGCTCTTCAGTTCGAGAACGCTCTTCTCGAAAGCGTCGCGCTCTGCCTTGAGTTCGCCTATCTTGGCATCGGCGACGGCGGCCTTCTCGGCGAGGTCAAACTGCGATGCAAGAAAATCGAGTTCTTCAGGCTTGAGGGTTTCCGAATGGGCTTTGATGAAAGCTTCCTTATCCATGATTGTCCTTTCCGGTAAACGGAACCGCACCGTCTGTCACGGCGCGGTTCCATTGTATATCCCGCCTTGCCCGATCGCACGCTTAGTCCGATAGTCAGTCGGATGGAAAATCGGCGCGGGTTTCAACCCTGACTCTGCACGGATTTCACCGCACGCGATGCGGAGGCGAGAAGACTTTCAATCTTCAGGCTCCCAACCGTCGTCTTCGGCGGGGGAGGGGAGGGGGCAGTGGAGCCCAACCCTCTCGTACACTAGGTTGCGCACAAGATCGGACATGTGCACTCCTCGAGAGATAGCCAGTTTGCGAAGGCGCGCATGTGCAGCCGCGCTGATTCGGACGGAGAGATTTTTGTCTCTCTGAGTCATTGTCGCCTCCTAAGTCAAATTGATGGTGAACTCGGTTTCCTTTAATATTATACCCCCTGGCACACGTTTGGGCACAAGTTTTCCAGGTATTTTATTTTCGTGACGAATGTCATCGTAAGTGAGCGTGCAGGCAACGGAGCGGGGGAGGCCGGCGATGTGGACGTCGAATTCCCCCGTCGCATTGTCGACTTCCAGGTACTGCTTAGGCCGCAGGTACATGGCAGAATCGAAAAACATCTCGTGCTTCCAATAGCCGAACCTAGAAGGGTGCACCTTGATGTCTTTCGCATCCCCCAGGAGATGGAGAGAGTCGGTGTCTGCATACGCGAAGCAGTCGTAGTTCGCCTGGGCTGCGCGTATTGTGATGTCCCGCGCGTACGAGGTGATGAAAATGCCCATCGGGACGTAGACGGGTTCGCGCTCTTCGGTTGGACCGACCTCCAGCTTGACGGTCTCGTCCTCCAAATAGGGGTATTTCTGGGTGCAATCGGGGTTGGTGGCGAACTTTCCGTAAAGGGAGTTGAGGTGAAGTTTGGCGAGCGTGCGCATGGGCCCCGTCGAGTTTTCCTTCACTTGACGCCATTTCTCAATGTACTCGTCGAAAAAGCCATATCCTTGTCGGAACAGGTAGGTCCCGCCGACGGCTATGAGCTCGTAGTCATAGTGGTCTTCGAACAATGCGAAATCGACGTTCGTCATATAGAGGGTTGTCGGCTCCGCAATCTCTCGTTGATATTCCACGCCGTTGAAGAAACGGTTTCCCTTAATTTGGACTGTTGGAATATGGTCAGGCTTGAGTTTGGCTGTGACTGTCAAGGCCTTGATCCACAAAGGTTCCTCTTCGGTAGGTTCGGCGTCGCCGTCTACGAAGCGCGGTTGGCCGTAGGGGAGGGGACGGTACAACATGACCGACGGGTAAATAGAGTTGTAGTCGTACACGTTGCCACAACGAGTGATGCGCTTCGTGAATCTGGGATCGGCGTAGGTGAAGCCGCCACGGTAGGCGTGGCGAAGATCGGCATCGAGCGACGGCGACAGCTTGGGGAAAAGCGTGTCGAACGTTGAACTTCCAACCGTCGCCTTGTAGTCGGCGAGCGAGTCCGCGCCGACGGTCAATTTCTTCATGCCTTGGTTGAGAACGGTCTTCATAGCTTGAGCAACAATTTTAACGTCACGCTCAATATAGTCCTTCTCTTCAGGTGTGATCTCCCAACCTTCCGGGCGATTCAATTCATAGTCAATCTCACCTTTCGATATATCGAGATTGAAAGCTTTGGCAATGTCTCTCACAGAAAAGGGAAGTTTTTTCAGTGAATCGACAAACTTGACTCTGGAATTAGATATGTTGAGGTAAATTTGATAGAACTTGCCCATCTTGTCGATGACGGTAGAAAATTGCCCCTTCCTTGGGTACTGTTCTACAGTGTGGCGGAAGTTGTGTTTAAGAAGCCAGTCGAGAATGAAAGACCCGTCGTATGCAAGGTTGTGAAAATAATACACCCCCGGATAGTTGTACACGTGTTCGAAAAACGTGTCGAGAGACTGAGCCACAGTGGGGGAGGGGAGGGGGTCTGCAACCTCACAGGTTGCCCAAGCCCACACCCGGCAATCGTCTTCGCGCGTGGTCGCCTCAAAATCGGCGACGTACACACACCCACCTTTCTTTCCCATGTGTTCCTTATCAGATATCGAGCCCGTACGCCCATTGAATCTGTTTTTTCATTCGAGAAATTGAGTCTTTGAAGACGGACTCCTCCCATCTGCGAAGGTGGGAGTCGCCGCGAACAATTTTCTTGACAACTTCATAAGTGAACGAAGCATTCGCGGAAAAGTCCGTGTAGTTCCACAAAGCCATGAACTGACGCCTGTTCAACCCCTTAATGTCAGCGAGCATGCCCGATTCATCCATGAATTCAAGCATGTCGGTCGCTGACTTGAAGTCAGAGGTTGTCAAGTACTCCGCGTAATTGCCCTTGATCTTCGTTTTCACCGACTTTTGGTGAATGCGAAGCGCCCTCTCGCTCATAAGCTGATGAACGGGAATCGGCTTGGGCGGAGCGATCGGATTGTGGGTGTTCCCGGACATGTGCGGATGCTTGATGCGATTGGCCTCAACGTACTCCTCAATGGAATATGACGACCCGTAGACTCGCTTGTCTTTCATCGACAGCCACAAGTCGTTGACGCGCTCGCCGGCGGCTTTGACGTCCCGCACGTATTGGTCATATGCATGCTTGGAAATGGCGCGGCCTCCTGCGCCGCCGTAAAACTGAACGCGCCGGCCCGTGAATTCCTTGAGCTTGGCAATATGAGCCTTAAGCTGCCGGGAATTGTATTTCATCACACGCTCCTTAGGCAAGCGGGGGTCATAGTCCGTGCCCGCGATGATTATGCCTTTGTCGCGCTTGTTTCTTTGTATCTTGGCGTCAACGCGTTTGAGTTGCTTGTCGTACTCTAAGCGTAGTTCGTCGATGGGACGCAACTTACGCTTACGCGAACGTTGCTTCTTCGCCATGGCCGTCCTTCCAAAAGGGGAGGGGAGCCCTTAGACTCCCCTCCGCCATTCGTTTCCACCTTGCTAAATCTTACACGAGCTCCAACGCGTAGTAGCGGTACCCTCGCGAACCGCTCTTCTCAACAATGCGGATCGCCAACTCATTCCGCCACGTGTCGGCGTCGCCGAACACCTTAAGGAGCTTAACAACAGCGTCGTAGAGGACTGGGGACACGGAACCGTACGACTTGCCGTCCTTCGCGATGAAGATTGTGCGAGGCTGAAGCTCGACGACGCCGGTGTCCCGGTTGGCCACCTCCGCCGGATAGCTGATAATGTCTCGAACGACAATCTTCTCTCCAAGATGGTCGCGAATCGACTCGGCGTTCTGAAGAGCGTTGAAAAGAGCCTTCTTCTCAGGAAGTGTCTTCGCCTCCAGGAATGTCTGAATTGAAGTGAAGCGGGCGTCGCCGCCGGTGTAGGCGACAATCTCGCCGTCAGAGGCGTCTACAGTTGCGGGTGTGATGGAGTTTCCAGTCATGACATGTCCTTTCTAGTATGTGTTCGTCATGATCTTACACTCTTTGAGAGTGAGTTTTTGGATATGCGAGGTGCGCAGACCGAGCACGCTGTCGGCGTGGACCCAATCACCCTCTATTTCATCGAACGTGTCAGGAACGACACACTCGAAGCGATAGTTCTGCCGTGTATTGAAAAGGAGGACGCCAACCTTGCCTACGTTTACGGCAGCGGCGACAACGACGTTGACCGCCGGATGCAGGGTAGAGGAGTGCATCTCAGCCAACACCTTATAAGCGTCGTTCTGGGCGTTGAACGAACACCTCGCCGATCCGACAACGCCATCGGCGACAACGAACCTCCACCGGTTTTCAGGAGGGGTGTAACAGGCATCGATGAACGTGTCGTTGAGGCGCTGCCTGTAAAGAGCGTCAAGCTGGAATTGCAGCTCGACGTCGAGAAGACCGTAGACGTCGCTATAACGAATTTTGGAGGTTATCCTAGAGGGAAGCATCGTCAACCTTCCTGAAACACTTGTAGAGCATAGTGAGGACCGATTCTGCATCGAGATTGGCTGTCAGGGCATGGATGGGAACGTTCATGCCACACCCAACCCATACTCGAAAGCGTCAAGCAACTCGGCGCGAATGAAAGAGGCAACGTCGTAATTTGTCAACTCCGTGTAGTGGCAATACGAATCAAAGGGTATGCATGAAACGACGGTGTTGGGAGTGAGCGCAAACTCCATACTGCAACGCTGGTTGTCACCATTCCGGTAATCAACCGAAATTACCTTGACGTTTTCGCGATCGACTAGAAGCGAAGGTTCGTACGTGCCGGGAACTTGTCGCAATTCCTTGGCGATGCCTTCAAGGGTCCA